CCGGACTCTATCCGCCCTGGTGGGAGGGCAAGCGCTTCGGCCAGCCGATCCTGACCTGGGCTGCCGGCACCAAGGCCTCGAAGGTCCGCGACGTTAATCAAAAGTTTCTCCTGGGCACGCTGCACCAGCGCAAGGGCTTCACCCAGGCTGATGGCGGCCTGGTCCCAGCTGCGCGCCTGGGACGTTTGACCAGGCGATCCGGCGTGGCCGATGCCGTCGACCAGGTAGTCGTCAATCACATTGCCGGCTATGAGAATATCTGCACGTTCAAATCCTACGAGGAGGGCCGCACGTCGTTCGAGGCCGAGGGCGTCGACTTCATCTGGTTGGACGAGGAGCCGCCCAAGCCGATCTACGATGAATGCAAAATGCGCATCCTGACGACCCGCGGGTGTATCCTTTCGACGTTCACGCCAGTCGAGGGCATGTCGGAGACCGTGATGTCGCTGCTCGAAGGATCGGATTTTCTATGACCAGGAGACGATGGCACCGGCGCAAGTGCTTCGATTGCCGCGAGCTCCTGCACCGTGCGGAGGTAATGTTCAATGACGGATTCTGCGACCGATGTCTCACGGAAAGAGTCAAGCGCTCTCAATGTCCTGGAGCGGTTAGAACTAATATCACTGGAGCAGCCCGAGCAGAACGAGTATCTGGTGACGACGGAGAGCGAGGCCCAGGAGATTCTTACCGCGATGGCAGCCTCCCTCCATTCGATGTCACAAAGCATGGCTGATGGCCCCGACAAGCGCGTCCTCCTGGACTACGCCGCGGTCTATCGACTGTCCGTGATTCGCAACGGCTCCCTGGAGCTCCTGCGCTCGATCACGTTTGACCCGGACCAGGACGATCTCGTCATTTGGGGCTTGCGCCTGGTCGTGCCGGCAATCGTGTTGATGTGAGCAAGTACATCGACATGATCGGCCACGATGATGTCCCGCATCTGAATCCACCCATCATTTCCAAGGAGGAGCGCGAGGAGCTGTTCAAAGACATGCTGCCGCACGAGCGGATCGCCAGGCAAACAGGCCGGCCGTCCCTGGGTGCTGGCGCAATCTATCCGGTCCCGGAAGAACAACTCCTATGTGATCCCTTTCGCGTGCCAGATCATTGGGAGTTTGGCTATGCGCTCGATCCAGGCTGGAACTACACGGCCGCGCTCCTGGGAGCTCGCAACCCCGACACCGATCAGTATTACCTGGTGGCGGAGTTCTACGGTCAGCAGGACAAGCCAATCGAACACGCCAGGGGCATCAAGGCGATGCTGCCCTGGCCGAAGCTGGTCGGCTGCATTGACCCTGCCGGCGACAACGTCTCGAACATGCGCGACGGCACCAAGCTCAAGGACGAATACGAGGACCTGGGCCTGGTGCTCCAGAAGGCGAACAATGCCGTTCACGCCGGCCTACGTCGCGTCCTGGTGCTGATGCAAGCCGGCCAGCTAAAGATATTCCGCTCCCTGGTCTACACGCAGAAGGAGCTCCGCTTGTACCGGCGCGACGTGAAGGGCAAGATCGTCAAGCAAAACGACCATCTGATGGACGACATGCGCTACTTGTTGAACACCGACGGGGCGTTCCAAACCAGGCCGATCCAATCCAACAAACATACGAGCCGCGGCGAGTGGTAAGGAGAAACTGATGGGCGTCAAATCACCAGCAACAGAACCGAACCAGGTGCCGGACGATGTCCTGGTCCTGACATCCGAGAACCAGATCGGCGGCAGCGTAGGCGAGGACGACGACGTATTCCTGCGCATCCGCAACCGCTTCATGGTCCACCAGACGTTTTGGTCGGAGATTCACAACGAGGCCCTGGAGGACGACCGCTTCGTGGCCGGCTGGCAATGGCCTGACGAAGTGAGACGCGAACGCGAGGAGGATCGCCGGCCCGTGTTGACGTACAACCTCCTGCCATCGTTCACCAGGCAGATCACAAACAAGATTCGCCAGGAGCGGCCCCAGGTCAAGGTGACGCCCGTCGAATCGAACAAGGGCCCCGATCCCCGCATCAAGAATACCGCCGGCACCCAGGACTACAGCCTGGCAGACATCTACTCCGGCCTGATCCGCAACATCGAGTCAGTGTCCAGGGCCGACCAGGCATACGACACCGCCGTCCAGCACGCCGTCGACCATGGCTTTGGATATTTCACGCTAATGAACATCTGGTCGAAAGTAGATCCTTTTGTCCAGGAGCTCCGAATCAACAGGGTCAAGAACAGCTACACGGTCTACCTGGACCCGGACGCCCAGGAGATCGACTTCCGAGACGCCCAGGACTGTTTCATCTTCTCCAACATGCGCCGATCCACGTTCGAGCATAAATGGCCCGACGTGAGCCCGGACGAGTTTGCCGGCGCCATGATGGGCTCGACGTTCGAGGGCTGGTACGACGGCGACTCCGTGCGTGTTGCTCAGTACATGCGCATCGAGTACCGCGACGACGAGGTCCTGATGCTCTCCAATGGCAAGACCGTCTGGAATAGCATGGTCGAGGCCGTGCTCGACGAGCTCAAGGAGAATACCGGCGTCCACATCATCAAGGATGCTGCCGGCCAGGAGATGCGCAAGAAGGTCAAACGGCCAGTCGTGTCCTGGCGCAAAATGACCGCCAGCACCAACCTGGAGGGCCCCATCGACTTGCCGTTCTCCGCGATCCCCGTGTTCCCCGTGCTTGGCGAGGAGCGCCTGGTCGACGGCCGCACCATCTACGAGTCTGCGATCCGCCAGGCGAAGGACGCACAAAAATCCTACAACTACTGGCGCACCGCCGCGGCCGAGACCGTGGCCCTGGCACCCAGGGCGCCGTACATGGCAACCGAGCGGCAGATCGCCGGCCACGAGGAGCTCTACGAGAACGCCAACACCAGGAACATCCCCTACATGCTCTACAACCACGTCGACGGCGTGGCACCGCCGCAGCGACAATTCAACACCAACCCGGCAGCGGCCGAGCTCCAGAACGCGATCCAGGACGGCATCGACATGCAGACCATCATCGGACTGCACGACGCCAGCCTGGGCCGTGAATCGAACGAGAAGTCCGGCAAGGCCATCATTGCCAGGCAGAATGCCGGCGCAACCTCGACGTTCCAATTCCCGGACAACCTGGGCCGCGCCATGGAACAGATGGGCCGCCTAATCGTCGAGGCGATCCCGCAGCTGTACGACACCCAGCGAGTGATCCGCATTCGCAAGGCCGACGACACCGAGGATTTTGTCGAGATAAACCAGACCGCCATCGACGACGAGAGCGGCGAGACGTTCCTGATCTCCGACATCGCCTACGGCAAATACGACGTAGTCCTGGAGACCGGCCCGAGCTACGCCACGCAGCGCCAGGAAGCCGCAGACCTACAGATGGAACTGCTCAAGGTCCTGGGCCCCGAGATGGCAGCGAACATCGTCCACCTGATCGTCCGCAACCTGGGCGTGCCTGGATCGGAAGAAGTCAGCCAGGTGCTCCGCAAGATGTTGCCCGACGAGCTCAAGTCCGAGGAGGAGAAGATGGCCGATCTACCGGCCGGCGTGACCATGGACCCGGAGACCGAGCAGCTGATGAAGGACGGCGAGCCCTGGGAGCCGGAACCGACACCCGAAATGATCCTGATGCAGAAGCAGCAGGAGATCGACGAAGCCGGCCACGCTGCCGAGCTCGCGTCGTCCGAGGCCAAGGTAGCCGGCGCCGATGCCGACAAGGCCCAGGCCGCAGCCAAGACCGCCAGGGCAGAGGCCGACATGGCCGAGATTCAGAACCCCGTCCAGGAGGGCCCGGACAGCGGCGACATGATGACCGAGATTCAGCAGATCATCCAACAGACCATGGAGGAGCACGAGCTCAACGAGTCAGCGCACAAGGATGCGACCGAGGAGATGATTGCGAATGCCGTCGTCGACGCCCTGAAACGAGTCAAGGGATTCGTGGATCGCAAGGGCAAGGAGACCCTGGCCGAGATCGACATGACGAAGTCTCAAGGCGGGGCCGCTCCTGCACCAGCAGCAGCGGTGATCCTCAACGTGGAGCCGAAACCGGATCGGATCGACTTCAAGTACGACAACGACGGCCAGATCGTCAGCGCGGAGCCGGTCTACAGCGATCAGCGCCAGGCGGAGCAGGGCGACCGCGAGGAGGAGTAAATGCCCAATCCGCCATTGACGCCGGCAGAGAAAGCCGACCTGACGTTCGAGGACTGGATCGTCTACGGCATCGTCAATGGTGGCGAGTTCCTGGTGGCCGCCCAGGGTGCCGGCGATCCGACGCCCAATTTCAATGCCTACCTGGCGCAATGGCGTCAATACTTCGGGCCGGCGAACATGAATCAGATCGAGGCCAGGCTCGTCTACGAGTGGCAATTCGCCTACCTGGAGGACGAGAACATCATCCAGTCTGATTACGACCCGGACTACACCGATGCGGTCGCTGCCATCGAGGGCCTGGCGGAATACCTGGACGCGCACGACGGCGACATCACCGACCTGCCGGTCCCGACCTGATGGCGACTCCGACTCCAATCACCCAGGAATTTCCTGTAACGCAAAAGGAGTTCAACACCTGGTCGCATGTTTTCGGCGGCAACAACACGCCCTGGCGTGCCAGCCCCACCATTATCGTCGGCAACTTCTTCGCCGGCCTCCAGGGTGCCGGCAGCTTCATCATGCCGACGCCCGACATCCCGCCTGGTGCGCAGATTCTTTCGGCCGAGCTCGAACTGATCACCCAGCAAACAGGCAACGGCGGCGCAGCCGTTATTGCAATCAACACCGTCGCTCGCGGCACCACGCTCCAAAACGCACCCATGGAGTTTATGTTCGGCTTCGAGGGCTGGCGTCAAGGCCGCTGGTCGGCCTTCGAGGGCGATCTACGAAACAGCAGCTTCGAGCTCCTGACCGACACGCCGGACCCGGTACAGATTCCAAACAATGCCTGGGCGCTGCGCTTCGAGGATAGCGTCACCCTGGAGCCGTTCGCGGACAAGGCCATGCGCAAGATGATGGGCGACCGCGTGGTCGGCTACCCGCTGCCACCTGGCGGCGACATCTTGACCCAGGGATTCATCCGACTGAGCAAGGCCGGAGCGCCGGCAACCACGGGCATATTCGTCGAGATATGGTCGAGCAGCCCAGGCGCCGGAGAAGCGATCCCGGACACGTTCCTGGCCACGTCCGACGAGATACCGATTGCGACGATCACCGTGCAGAATCCCTATCCCCTGGTATTCAGTGGCGTAAACCAGATTGCGATTACCGCCGGCGTGCAGTATTTCATGGTGATTCGCCCGAGCCAGCCATACGTCCCGGACGCGCTGAACTACATCGCGGAGCACCATCACAACGCTTTCCTGGGCCAGAACCGTCTGCGCCATTGGGGCGTCGGCATGGGTCTCGACTGGCAGAATTACCCTGGTGCGGTCGACGTGGAGACCATGCGCGGCCAGAAGCCGGCCGGCCTGGCGGATGTCGACTGGATACCGGACAACTTCCCAGCGCTCAACCACGTCAACATCACGTCCGACATCGCCACCCTGGTCCAGTACCAGGTCGACCAGGACACCTACGACAATGGCGGCGCCGATCACCGCGCCATGTACTTCGGCATGAACATGCCGGCTGGCGGAGCTCCCAATCGAGTCTTTGCGTCGTTCCTCAGTATCCGACCGCCGGGCCTGTTGCGCGTCACCTGGTTGCCGCCGGCCGAGGACGACAAGCTGGCCGATCCGCGATCCAGGCACCGCATCTACGAGCCCTGGACCGACGAGTATTACAAATTCAAATACGGCAAGGACAAGCCCAAGCCGGACGAGCTCGTCGCGGAGATCGAGCGGCCGAACGTCCTGGCAGAGATGCTCGACCAGGCTGTCCTGGACGACTACGACGCCAGGAACGCGCAGAACGAGCGCGACATCGCGGAGCTCGAAGCGTACATTTCAGCCAGCACCGATGCGCTCGCCCAGGACGTGGACACCGCCATGCTGGCCCTGGGCGACCAGGACGAGCTCATTGCGCAACTCGAAGCCAATCTCGTGCTGGCCAGGGACACGCTGATCATCGCCCTGGAGAGCCGAAGGAAGCACCAGAATTTACTCGCCGCCATCGAGGCGGTCATTCGCAACTACTACTGAGCCAGGAGAATCCAGTGAACAGTAAAGCCGGGAAAAACGTACTTCCGCCACCGCCAGAAGCGCCACCACCAGCGGCACCGACGATCCCCCAGGGCAAACCGATTGCCGTGCAAATCGACATCGAGACCTACGAGCAGCTGATGGCCGTTCTCCAGGAGATGCCGTACAAACTGGTCGGCCAGGTGATGAATAAGCTCGCACCGGGCGTCAAGGCCATATTCGAGACGCCACCGGAACCAGTTGACCCGGACGGCGAGGGGAGCGCAGAATGACCACGCCAAGAGATCAGCCGGACCAAGTCGTGACCGAGGACACGGCGCGTGCTCCAGACGAGCATGTCGTAACGTCAGATGCAGATTTTAACCCTGACGCCTCGCCAGCTGAACCAGTGCCATCCGCGGCCGCCGACAAGGACGGCCCAATCACTTCGGAATCGGACACCGGAAAAGACCCATCGACCAGGCGCAAACGCACCGGACGCAATCGACCAGCTGAACGCAAGATCAAGAAGCTGACCGATAAACTCTCGGCCGCGGAAGCCAGGGACGTGGAGAACGCAAATCGGATCGCGGATTTAGAGGGCCAGGTCGAGACACTGACCGACGCCACGCCGAAGCCCAAAG